ACATCACGCTGAATCAATTTTTGATCGGGAACTATTTTCAAGCTATTTTTAATAATTATTTTTTGCAGGTTATCTCCAGATCGACGTTGTGAATAAAATGATGTTTATTGTTATTAGCACAAATGATATAAATAATTTGGTATATTAAATGTATAATGGATAATATTCAGTTGGAACAGCAATCACCTTCGTCGCCACAAGTTCCGATTAATGATGAAAATGCCGCACTGAATGTAATGGTTACGTTTTTAACTATCGCACAAAAGCGTGGAACATTCAGCATTGACGAGTCGGCAAAGATATGGGAGGCAATCAAACGTTTTGTGATTCCTTCGAATCAAGCGTCGCCTTCTGATAGCACGTTATAATTCGTAAAATAAAAATATATATATTGTTTTTATTTTATTTTTTATTGATAATCATCATTTATCTATGTATGGATATAATGCGATATATCATTATACAATATGTATTGTATATATTATACTCGATAATAATGTGAATAAAACTATATATAAGTCTATATTTATAAAATATGCAGTCATCAGTAAGGAATGGAAATGATGAGTTTTTTTTTTATTGAGTTTTCATTTGAGAAAAGTAAAAATGGACATTTATAAATGTCCAAAAAAATAAATCTCAAAGTAAAACCTGTAAAAAAATCATCGATTTTTCACTTTAAAGCATTATGCAGCAAATTATTAATTTTCAACGATTGTATTCTTACCAACCTTTTCATTTTATTTTCTGGAAGAAAGGATTTAGGGGTTTTTTCGGTTTCCAATATATAGGGTAAATGGAACTATTTGGAAACCTCAAAAAACCCCTAAATTTTGGGTGTATTTGTTGTCAATTCAATTCTGCTAACAAAAAAGATTTTAATAAACATTTATTGACTGCTAAACATATTTTGAATATAAATGGAAACCAAAAAAACCCCAAAGTCTATCACTGCATAATCTGCTCTAAACTATTTAATTCGAAGTCGGGATTATGGAAACACAGTCATAAATGTTCTATGGATTCATCGATTTCTAACCATAATGCTGACAATTCTGATAATATTAAACCTGATATGAACACCTTTATGCAGCTTATACAACAAAACTCGGAATTCAAAGACCTCATTGTTCAACAAAATCAAGCCATTATCGAGCTCGCTAAAAAAGATACCACCACATACAACACCACCAACAATAACCACCAGAAATTCAACCTCAACTTCTTTCTCAATGATACCTGTAAAGATGCTATGAATATGTCCGATTTTATTCAGAACATCAACGTTGATTTCGCCGAAATCGAGAACATAGGTAAGCTCGGATACGTATCTGGAATGACCAATATGATTCTTTCTAGAATCAAACAACTCGATATCACAAAACGACCTCTTCACTGCACCGACCTCAAACGTGAAACTATGTATATCAAAGATAATGATGAGTGGGATAAAGACTCTCCCTCAAATTATAAATTACATCAGATGTTAAAGGTCATTGCACATAAAAACTATCAAACTATTCCTATTTGGAGAACCAACCACCCAGAATGCGGCATATCCGACCACCCTAAATACAACGTATGTGTAGATATGATGAAGAATGTGTTGGGAAATGTTGGACAGGAACAGTTCAACCTCGATAGAAAGGTCATAAAAAACCTATCCTGCTCTATTCTTGTTAAATAAGCAGTCATCAGTAAGGAATGGAAATGATGAGTTTTTTTTTATTGAGTTTTCATTTGAGAAAAGTAAAAATGGACATTTATAAATGTCCAAAAAAATAATTTTCAAAGTAAAACCTGCAAAAAAAAACTCATTTTTCACTTTAAAGCATAATGCTTTAAATAAGAAAAAAATAATTATAGTAATCAACCCAACCCTCGAAAAATAATTTTCGTGAGAAAGGATTTAGGGGTTTTTTTCTGTTGCTTAATATAGCAAGAATGTTGCCAAAAACCCCTAATAAAAACCCCTCGTTTATTTGTGAATTTTGTAGCTTCATTAGTCGTAATAAAAAAGATTATAATAAACATCTCATCACTGCAAAACATATTCGGCAACAAGAAGCAACAGAAAAAACCCCTAAATCCAATAAATCCCCTATCCCCCATAGTTCGCTCGATTTCTCGTGTAAATGTGGAAAGAAATATACAAACAGGACAGGATTATGGAGACATATTAAAAAATGTAACCCTGATAATATATCTTCATCTGAATCAGCAACCCATACAAGAGACGAACCCAACAATTCAACTACTATATTCGAAGTTATAAAACAGAATCAAGAATTCAAGACATTGATTATAGAGCAACAGAAAGAGAACTATAAATTACAGAAAGACCTATTGGCAGCAATGAAAGATACAAAAACGATTAACAATAATACAACCAATACAACCAATAATAACAATCAGAAGTTTAACCTGAATTTCTTTTTGAATACTACCTGCAAGGATGCAATGAATATGTCTGAATTCATAGAAGATATACAAATAAATTTCAAGGATATTGAGAACATCGGTAGAAACGGCTATATTTCTGGTATGACGAATATGATTTTAACTCGTATAAAAGAACTAGATATCACAAAACGCCCTCTTCACTGCACCGATTTAAAACGAGAAACAATGTATATAAAAGATAATGATGAATGGAGCAAAGACAGTCGTGAAAATTCAAAGTTGCGGGATATGATATCGATTGTTGCCAAACAAAATTACAATGTCGTCCCTCTATGGAGAAAAGAACACCCAGAATGCAATGTATCTGATCATCCTTCGTATAATCTCTGTATGGATATGATGAGAAATATAATAGGAGATGTCGGAATGGAGCAGACAAGACTGGATACTAGAGTTATAAAAAATATATCAAAGTCTATTTTTATAAAATAAGCAGTCATCAGTAAGGAATGGAAATGATGAGTTTTTTTTTTATTGAGTTTTCATTTGAGAAAAGTAAAAATGGACATTTATAAATGTCCAAAAAAATAATTTTCAAAGTAAAACCTGCAAAAAAAAAACTCATTTTTCACTTTAAAGCATAATGCTTTAAATACGAAAAAAATAATTATAGTAATCAACCCAACCCTCTAAAAATATTTTGTGGGAGAAAGGATTTAGGCATTTTTTATGCTTCCATATTATAGGTCAAATGGAAGCAAAAAAATGCCAAAAAAACACAAATAATTATGAATGTAAAAAATGCAACTTTATTTGCAGTAAAAAAAGTAATTATAATCAACACTTACTCACTGCTAAACATAAATTGGAAGCAAATGGAAGCACAAAAAATGCCACACCATCGTGCGAGTTCTGTCAGAAAAAATATAAGAGTAGAGGCAGTTTATGGAAACACCAAAAGAACTGTCCGATGATGCCTCCGCTGCTAGACTATCATAGTAAATACAATACTGACACGATTAAGCAGCCTACTCATACAGAAAAAAATGATTTAGAGGTGTCATTAGTATCTCAATTATTACAAGAAAATACAGAAATAAAGCGTATGCTTATCGAGCAAAATAAACAGATTATAGAGTTAGCCGGCAATGCACAAACAATAACGAATATATCAAATACAACACATAATAATCAAAAGTTCAATTTGAATTTCTTTTTGAATAATACCTGCAAAGATGCAATGAATATGTCAGAATTCATAGAGAACATAGTAGTCGATTTCCGAGACATAGAGAATATAGGAAGAAATGGCTACATAACAGGTATGACAAATATGATTTTATCCCGTATTAAAGATTTGGATATAACAAAACGCCCACTTCACTGCACCGATTTGAAGCGTGAAATAATGTATATAAAAGATAACGATGAATGGAAGAAAGATACGCCTGAAAATACAAAACTGCGTAATATGATAACGATAGTCGGAAAACATAATTATAATGTGGTGCCATTATGGAGAAAACAACACCCAGAATGCAATATAACTGACCACCCTAATTATAATTTATGTATTGATATGATGCGAAACATAATAGGCGATGTGGGAATAGAGCAAGCGCGTCTAGATAGTAAGGTGATCAAAAATATTTCAAGACAGATACTAATAGATAAATAAACGGTGTGTGGAAATATATTAGTGAATAAAGTATATATATATAATGAAATATATAATGCAATGTCAAATCCAACATTGCATTATATAACGGTAGCGACGAAACCACATATTGTATTGAACAACATAAAAAAAAGATTGGAATCACAAGGAGAAGAAATTACCGTATTGGGAGAACAAGAAGATCGTAATATTGGTTGGAATGCAAAAGGCAATTTCGGTGTAAAAATAAAAGAAGTTCGTGATTTTATAATGAGACCAGAGATAAAATCCAATGATATAGTGCTATTTACGGACGCTTACGATGTTATTTATGGTGGCAACTTAAGAGAGATTCGTCAGAGATATGAAGCAATGATAAAACCGATTATTTTCGGGTGTGAAACAGAGTGTAATCCCGATCCAACCTTGAAAAATCAATATAAAAATACAAACGAAGATTTTTCATTTTTAAACAGCGGAATGTTTATAGGGAAAGTATATGCATTGAGGCAATTGATGGATGGTTATGAATATGATGATAAACACGACGACCAGCTATACTGGACAAAACATTTCTTGAATAAACCTGAAATAATAGGTTTAGATTATAGAAACGAATTATTTTTGAATACCTACAAAGTAGATATGGAGGAAATTCGATGGGACAGAAAACAGTTTGAATATAAAGGGAAGAACCCTCAATTCGTTCATGTAAATGGTCCCGATAAACAAGATTTAATGCATTTTTTGTAGGAATACTTATCCCAATATGGATATATTGACATAACGCCATATTTATATATTTGATAAAGGAGATAGAACTATAAATACTAATATAGTATAAAGACAACAATAGTATTATGAGTTGGAACACCGTAAATACACCTGATAATCAACCATTAAATGCATCTGATGTAGATGCCCTACTCGAGAAAGAGAAAATAAGAAACAAAGGAGATGTCTGGATAAAATTAGATAAAACAACGCGAACCCAACTGTTAACCGATTTTGCTGACAAATATGGAAAAGAAAAAGAGATGAGTTCCAAAGACCTTCGATTATTGAGAACTTTTTTTAAGAACTGTTTGGATAAGAATAAACTGAATAGGGCGAAAGATGTAGTATATAACAAAGAAACTCGCGTGATAACCTCTATACCGGCGTTGCATTTCAACCAGGTCACTAATAATTTCACATTGAAGATTATGGACACAAAGAGAGTATCTACACTGAAGTCATTAACCCCAAAGAAACACTCTCTCGACAAAGACAAACAAGATTAACAATTCTAAAAAAGAATACAAATATATACTTTATGTATATGTATACACATAATATACATATATGATTTTGTTTCATCACGTATATCATAAAAAGGCTGATATATGGAAGAATCAACCTAATTATTTAGAAAATGAATGTTGTATGCGTGTAATAGACGAATACAACAATGATCAGATGAGTAAAATTCAGGTCGAATAGATATATGAATACAATTATATAAACATTTGTCGATATACTTATATAGCCTAATAGAATAACCATATATGCAAGACAGTGATTCAGATTACAATAGTCTGCTATTGAGCGATACTGAAACCGATAACTCTACTATAACGAGTAGCGACGATGAAGAAGAAATGTTCGAAATGACAGAATGCGACTGGCAAGACTTATATGAAGTTATAGATGAGTTAATTTACGATACAATTCGTGAAAATATCGCACAAATATCCAATGCGAATATTTATAAAGAAATAACAGACAGCATATTTGATATCATTTATGAAACAATCGGTCATTTGTTTGATGATAGCGCAGACCCTATATTTCAAGACATACAAGAATTAATAGAGCAAATCGTAGAATTGGAGATGGACGTAATGCATATACCTAGACGTTCTTTAACAATGACGATTGATACACTTACCGAATTATCAAGCACAAACATCCAAAATCTGGGAAACCAAATAGAGAATTTACGAAAAGCACCACAGCCTCAACAAAAAACAAAAGAGTGGTATGAATTTCGATACGACCTATTAAGTGCAAGTAATTTATGGAAGGCATTAGGTTCAGAGGCACAGCGAAATAGTTTGATATATGAAAAATGCAAACCATTGAATACAGGATTATTAGAACAATATAATACGATAACAAGTGGTCCAATGCATTGGGGGGTGAAATATGAACCGCTCACTGTAATGATTTATGAAGATATGTATAAGACAACAGTCGAGGAATTTGGTTGCATACAACATTCCCAATATAAATGTATAGGGGCTTCACCAGATGGAATAAATGTAGATCCAGCTAGTCAGCGATATGGACGGATGTTGGAAATCAAGAATATAGTAAATAGAGAAATAACGGGCATACCGAAACGCGAATATTGGGTTCAAACACAAATACAGATGGAAACCTGTAATTTGGATACCTGCGATTTTGTAGAGACTCGTTTTAAAGAATACTCAGAAGAAGAATTTTTCAAAGATACAGAGAGAGAATATAAAGGAGTAATATTGCATTTTATAGAAAAACCAACACTAATAGATGGAGGTATTGATATACGAAATTATAAACCAACAATGCCTATATACATATACAAACCTTTTGATGTAGAAAATACTCCAGAAGCGATAAGTGTATGGATTGAACAAGAAAAAGAAATACAAGAGAATAGCAAAAACGTATTATTCAGTGTGAATTATTGGTATATGGACGAATTTTCTAGTGTTTTGATACAGAGAAACCGAATGTGGTTCAATAGCGTGGTTCCTATTATTACTCAACTGTGGGATACTATAGCCAAAGAGAGAGTCGATGGATATGAGCACCGCGCTGCAAAGAAAAGAAAACCGAAAATAAGCATATTATTGAATGATGTGTCGAATTCCTACATTACAAATGTTCAACCCAAGCCGAATCTTTGTTTAATACGTCTAGATGAAAATGGGGACATAGTATAGAGGTGTTTTAGGCAATTCGATGACTGTGTTTTCTCTACTAGGATATACTATGTGCATTCGACCCATTGTTCTTAGCGATATCAATGAACAATATTTCGATTTACTTTCACAATTGACAACTGTAGATATCCATGTTATCGACAAAGAGAGAATCCAACGCTATTTTGATACATTGCACGACCATAACCAAATATTTGTAGTAGAAGATATGCGCTCTAATCTGGTAATTGGCACAGGAAAGGTTTTGATAGAAGAGAAATTAATACACAATTTTGGAAAAGCCGGTCATATCGAGGACATTGTGATTGCCAAACAATACCGAGGATTAGGTTTAGGTAAAGCAATTGTAGAATATTTAACGGATTATTGTTTAATGACACACAATTGTTATAAATGCATATTGAATTGTAGTGTAGAGAACCAGCGATTTTATGAAAGATGTGAATATACACTCAATGGAGTAGAAATGAGTCTGTATAACCGAAGATAGGTTATTTTATATGGATATACTATATAAAACAATGGGCGGATATTTTTCAAAAGATTCAGATGAGACGAAAGCGTGTAAGCAAAAATGTGAAGAGAATAAACCTATTGCTAATGATAATGCTAATGATAAGGAGGATATGACTAATCCCGATGAAAAGAAGGAGGATGTGCCAGTGCAATCAGGCGGAAAGAGAAGAAAGGCAAAATCTAAATCTAAGAACAACAAACGCAATACCAAATCGAAGAAACCAAAGACTGCAAAAAAGAGCAAGAAATAAGATTTCCAAATTAATATTTGATTACATAGTTCTATACAATTATGTAATCAAAAAATGATATAGATATTTTTATCGTTATTATAGTATAATATGTCCGGGTTTCAAGGAGATGATGACGAAATGTATGTTACCAAGCGTGATGGAAGTCAAGATGAAGTTTCATTTGATAAGATCCTTACTCGAATCAAGCGCCTCGGCCAAGAGGCCGGTATAAAAATTAATTACACTACACTAGTTATGAAAGTAATCGACCAACTGTATTCAGGTATCTCTACTACCAAAATCGACGAGCTTTCTGCTGAACAGTGTGCATCTATGTCATCTATTCACCCAGACTATAATATGTTAGCGGGCCGAATTACGGTTTCGAACCATCATAAAAATACAAAAAATCAGTTTTCAGAAGTGATGTCTCAACTCTATCAGTATCAAGACAAACACGACAAACATTCACCCCTTATTACCAAAGAAATTTATGATATAGTTATGTCAAATAAAGAAGAGTTGGAAAATATGATAGACTACCAGCGCGATTATTTGATCGAATATTTTGGTTGTAAGACGTTGGAACGGGCATATTTGATGCGCGTAGACAAGGTTATTGTAGAGAGACCTCAACATATGTGGTTGCGTGTGAGTTTGGGAATCCACGGAACAGATATGACGAGGGTTCGTGAAACCTACGATTTAATGTCTACCAAGTGCTTTACCCACGCGACCCCGACACTATTCAATGCTGGAACTCCGCATCCTCAATTGTCTTCGTGCTATTTATTGGGAATGGAGAACGATAGTATTGAAGGTATTTATAATACATTAAAAGATTGCGCATTGATATCGAAATGGGCGGGCGGTATTGGACTACATATTCATAACGTGCGAGCCTCTGGTAGTCATATCAGAGGAACGAACGGAGCGTCCAATGGAATCGTCCCTATGTTGAAAGTGTTTAATAACACTGCAAAATACGTTGACCAATGTATTACCCCAGAAACGATTATTTATACTAGTCAAGGACCAATTGAGATACAGAACTGCGTTGCGGGAGAAACTGAAGTGATGAACGCAACCGGATGTATGGAAAGTATCGGTGATGTATTGGAACATTCATATGATGGAAAGTTATTGACTATCAAAACGCTTCATTCATTGTCCCCATTGAATATTACTCCGGAACACCCTGTATGGGCAATTCAAGGGCAGGCAACAGGAGTGAATTATAAAGTCATTAAGAATCGCTTGGAAAAAGGACACGCTCAAATGGGCTGGACGGACGCAAAAGACTTGGACGAAAATTCGATGATTGGATATCCGATTCCAGTCTATAAACAAGACCAATCTACGATTAGTGAAGATGACTGTTATATGTATGGAATTATATTAGGAGATGGTTGCATGAATAATAAAGTAGAAAGCGCTGGATATGTATCTATTCATACCACGAATAAAAAGCAAATCCACGATTTTATGTTATCTTATTTTGAAGACAAATGTGTAAAATATAAGGTAGACACAAACGACAATACTACCCGTATTCGTTGGAACCGTTGTCTAGAGCTTCCTTATCGTTATCAAGATGTATATAATGACAATAAGGAAAAAAGAGTGGCGAAAAAATGGCTACATTTGCCACTATCCAAGACGAAACAAATTGTAAAGGGTTTAATTCACACGGATGGTTGCATTGGCAAGGAAATAGTATTTGATACTACGTCGCAACAACTAATGGAGGGTTTGCGTTATATGTTGCTACGTATGGGTATTTTGACAAGTGGATATGTGCGCGACCGCGTAGGAGAAAGCCACGAAACCAGCAATGGAATTATCGAGAATAAGAAAATAAGTTATACACTACGTATCCCAAAAACGGCCGAAATATGCGATTTATTGCATATCGAGTATAACGAGACACAATATGTGAAGTTTTTCTCTTACGACAATATGTTATATACACGTGTTCAGTCAATCGAAGAAAGCGATTATAGCGGAATATTGTATGATTTGCAGATGACAGACGAACATAATTATATGATTCATAATGGATTGATTCATAACGGAGGTGGAAAGCGCAATGGGAGCTTTGCAATCTATTTGGAGCCTTGGCACGCAGATATTGAGATGTTTTTACAGATGCGTAAGAATCACGGCGATGAAGAGTTGAAGGCCCGCGATTTGTTTTATGCTTTGTGGATGCCCGACCTTTTTATGGAGCGTATGAAGAATGACGGTTCTTGGACGTTGATGTGCCCTGATGAATGTCCCGGTCTAGCAGATGTATATGGTGAGGAGTTTGTTGATTTATATACCAAATACGAGACTGCTGGTAAAGGTCGCAAGACGATGAAGGCCCGCGATTTATGGTTTCAGGTTTTGGATGCGCAAATGGAGACGGGAACGCCGTATTTGGTGTATAAGGATGCCGCCAATAAGAAATCGAACCAGAAGAACTTGGGCACGATCAAATCGAGCAACTTATGTTCGGAGATTATCGAATATTCCGATGAAAATGAATCGGCTGTTTGTAATTTGGCGAGTATTGCCCTTCCCGCCTTCATTCGTAAGGGCGATGACGGAACACCGTTCTATGATTATGATGAATTACATAGAGTGGCAAAGGTGGTGACATACAATTTGAACAAAATCATTGATGTGAATTTTTATCCGACAGACAAGACGCGCCGTAGCAATTTGCGACATCGCCCTATTGGTATTGGTGTGCAAGGATTGGCAGATGTGTTTATGCAGATGAACTTGCCTTTTGCCCACGAAGAATCTAAGAAGATGAACAAACTGATTTTCGAGACAATTTATCACGCAGCAGTAGAGCAGAGTTATGAAATGGCAAAAGAACGGGCGTGGATATTGGAGCCACTTACAGAAGACGATTTCGGTGATAGGCTTACTGTGGATGAAGAGTCCAATCTACGATCTTTGTTGAACGAATATGAAATGCCGAATTTGAAGAAGAATTGTCGGGGGGCGTATTCCACATTTGAGGGTTCGCCCGCTTCAAAGGGTATTTTGCAGTTTGATATGTGGAATGTAGAGCCTACTAGTCGATATGACTGGGCCACGTTGAAAACACAGATTCAGACATATGGAATACGTAATTCGCTGCTTTTGGCACCGATGCCTACCGCATCGACATCGCAAATATTGGGATATAACGAGTGTATCGAACCGATTACAAGTAATATTTATAACCGTAGCACGATTGCCGGTGAATTTATGTTGGCAAATAAATATTTGATGCACGATTTGATGCAGTTGGACTTATGGAATGACAAGATGAAGAACAATATTATTGCGAACAAAGGTTCTATTCAACATTTAGAACAAATTCCAGTCGAGATTCGTGAAAAATACAAGACGGTTTGGGAAATTCCAATGCGTAATTTGATTGATATGGCGGCGGATAGAGGAGCGTTTGTGTGCCAGAGTCAGAGTTTGAATTTGTGGTTGGAAGACCCGAACTATTCGAATTTGACGTCGATGCATTTTTATTCTTGGTCAAAAGGGTTGAAGACGGGAATTTATTATTTGAGGAGAAGAGCCAGACACCAGGCTCAACAATTTACGATTGAACCAGAAAAAGCGGGAAATACGAATAGTTTAGGTAATGAGATGGAAGAAGAAATATGCGAAATGTGTTCGGCATAAACAGATAGAATTATTTTATCCCATAATTATATATTAATATAATTATGGATAGTTTTACAGATGAATCAATATCGCCAATAGACGAAATGATTAGAAATGGTATTGCTATTTCTCATTCAACGGATAAATCTATTTATACGTTGAATGAGGAATCTATTTATACGTTGATTGATAAGGTAATCGATACTTATGGTAACGATGAATTATGCAAGTTTAAACGCGCTGGTCGTTCGAATCCTATACACCTGTGGGAAGGCACTGCTTATGAAAATCTCGATATTAAAATCAAAAATAAATACAACCATTTCACGGGTAGGTTAATAAGTGTTTGTAAAATATTGTATTCTGATAATATCGATGCCATAAATAACTTAAATATAGAATTAAAAGAACTGGTAGTGGCAGATAATCTTACTGATGATGCTAACCTTACTACCTTATTTGACAAACTTGATTTGGGAGCTGGTGTCAAAATGGAAGTCGGTGGTCAATCTGGAGGAAGTCCAAGTCCATTTTCTGATGCGCTTGCAATTGCTATGAAAATTTCAAAAATGTTGGACCCAAGTGTAGCATTACCTGCAGCATTAACAAATATACGCCCTGTCATTATTAGCACGTGGATTAAATCACTAATAGAAAAAGCTAACTCCAAACAATCTGAATATATTTCTTTTTTATTCAACGATATTCTAACACCCATTTTTCCATCTATCGTATTTAGTTTGCAATCGATTGGATATGCAGTAGAAAATCAGGATTTATTAATAGAATATATAGCCGTTTATGGTCCTATTTATATTAATAGAATACAAGAAGCATCAATAACTGTACGTGATGTCGTAGAAACGGGAGCAAAAAAGGGAGAAAAAGGATTAATGGACCAAATTGCCCATATGGAGACTAGTCTCGCTAATCTTGCATTCAGCGACTTGTCATTTCACCTAGAGAATGTAAATTCTGACCAAATGGATAAACAAACTGATCGTTTAGCTAGTCTGGCAAGAATGACACAACAGCTCACATCAGCTAAAGTATCAGCTGATGAAGTAAATACAGAACTGGTAGAACAAAAAAAGATGTTAATAGATGTAAAAAAAATTGTAGCCGACACAAACCAATTTTTATTCCAAGCTAATTTGGCATCAGAAGAATTAAAACTAATAAATGCGGAATTAGCTAAGCTTACTAACCCCGGAGAAAAAAGAAAAGCATCAATAGGATTCAAATCAGCAGCAGAACCATCAGAACCAAAAAAAGCAGTCGAAAAAAGAGACAGAGACGAAGGATACGAAGGAGACGAAGCAAAAATACCAAGAGTCGAAACAGTCGAAACAGTCGAAACAGTCAAAGGAGGAAAGCGAAAAACAAAGAAACAAAAGAAGAAGGCGTCCAAGACAAAAAAGCCAAAAAGATCTCAAAAAAAGCAAACAAAAAAGAGAAAGCAAAGAAAGACCCAGCAAAAGAAGGCAAAAAAATAAGCCATCCAATAAAAAATACATTATATACAAATAAATAATAAACCATCTATGAAAATGGTTTATTGTAGATGTTTCATCAAAATTTTCTTTCTTGTCCAGTAAATTCATAATATAATCAACTTTATAAATAACCAGTAATGTATTTACTGATGTCTGGATTATCAAATAGAGGGTGATATTCGTGTTTTTCTTGATGTTTATTAAATGGAAGATAGTGGTTATTGACTAGAAACGTAACATAATCTGTCTTTCTTGGCCAGTCAAATAATTCGTGATACACTTTTTTATTTGTGGGTGATACGAAGAATTGTTTCTCTGATAAATTATGCTTTTCTAACATT